AGGTGGAGACTTATTATTTTCAGAGATGGGGGATAACAAACCCCTGCCCTTGAAACAAGGACAAGCTATATTCTTTGCATCATTCTTAAGACACAAAGTAGCACCCGTTAAAAAAGGTGTAAGAAAATCTTTGGTGATGTGGTTTGGAGGACCTCCATTTAAATGAGCCAACTTCAAAGAAAGATACTATTTCCAACGGCTGTTTATTTCAAAGATATACCTAACGCTAAAGAACTTAATAAATATCTATTCAAAGAAATAAAAAAGTGGCGTAAAGTAGATCCTGAAGGTGAGAAGAAAACAAACTCTGGTTTTGGCTGGCACAGTAAAACCGATATGGATAAGAGAAAAGAATACAAACCGCTTATTGATGAATTATTTAAAATGGCTTACGAGTGTAATAAAGATTATGGTATATCGGGTAAACTAGGTCTTGGTAATATGTGGGCTAACATTAATCCAACGTACAGCTATAATAAAACACATACACATCCTAACTCTATGTGGTCAGGAGTGTATTATATTAAAGTTCCTAAAAACTCAGGTAAATTATTTTTAGAGGATCCTAGACCAGGACCAAATACTCACATGCCTAGAAGAGAAGATAATCTGCCGGAGCAGTTGTGGAGAGTATGTGCTTATGAACCATTAGAAGGACGTATGATCTTTTTTCCATCTTGGCTTCCCCATGGTGTTGATATAAATATGAATACAGA